AACAAGCCTCATCTGGTTACATCGCAATAGATGTAGCATCGTCTGATCAAGCATTAGCGATTTCTAATGGAGCTGTATCAAATGGTAAAAACCTGTACTTAAAACTAACGGGTACTCTTGCGGCTAACAGAACTGTAACGGTTCCAGATTCAGTCGAAAGAGTATACGTAGTTGAAGACGCTACCAATAGAACTACAAATAGATATACTTTAACTTTTAAAACTGTATCCGGTACAGGATTAAGTTTACCTGTTGGATCAACTTCTTTGGTTTATTCAGATGGCACAAATATAAATTTAGGTCTTCGTAGAAAAGGTTACATAACTACAACAGGAACTTATACAGCTGTTGCTGATGATCAAGTGTTAGTTGATACAAGTTCTTCAACAGTAACTGTGAATTTACCTGCATCACCTGCTGTTGGTGATGAAGTGCATTTTATAGATAGTAAAAACTTTTTTAATTCTAACAACTTAACCATAGGCAGAAATGGTTCCAACATTTTAGGCTCAGCATCGAACCTAGTAGTCAGTGTAAACGGCTCAGCATTTACTTTAGTTTATGTTAATGCGACTAGAGGTTGGGCTTACAAAACTAAAATATAGGAGCTACTGATGGCTCTAGTAGAGTTTAAATTTAAACCTGGAATTGATAAACAACAGACAGAAGCTGGTGCAGAAAACCGTTGGGTTGATTCTGACAATGTAAGATTTAGATATGGTTTACCAGAAAAAGTCGGTGGTTGGTCATCACTAGTTACAGATACAATAGTCGGTGTTGCTAGAAAACAGCATGCGTTTGTTGATAACGATGGTAACCGGTACGTGGCCCTTGGAACAGATAAGTTTTTATTAATATACTTTGAAGGTCAGCTTTACGATATTACACCTCTTAAAACAACTTTAACATCTGCAACTATTGCAACAACAAATGGATCACCAACGTGTACAATTACAAAAGCAGCACACGGTATAGCTGTTGGAGACATAGTACAATTAGATTCTGTAACACTACCTGGTGGTACAGGTTTTAGTAACGCTGATTTTGAAGATAAAAATTTTCAAGTTATCTCTGTACCAACAACAGGAACATTTACAATTAATCAATCTAGTAATGCTAGTGGAACTGTATCAACAGGTGGTAGTTTAAGTATAAAACCATATGAACCAGTAGGACCACGAGAACAAACGTATGGTTACGGTTGGGGTATGGATCCTTGGAGTAATGGTAACTGGGGTGAAGCAGCAGCTGCGTCTGATGTTACACTAGAACCTGGACTATGGTCATTAGATAATTTCGGTGAAGTATTAGTTGCAACTATATTAAATGGTAAAACATTTACATGGGACTCTGGTATATCACAAAGATTAACAACTCGTGCATCAACAACAACAAATAATTTTGCAACAACTAATAATCCTACAAAAACAAGAGTCACTCTTATATCACCAACTACAAGACACTTAATTCATTTAGGCACAGAAACAATTGTTGGCACACCTGATTCACAAGACGATATGTTTATAAGATTCTCAGATCAAGAAGATATTAATACTTATTCACCTTCTGCAACCAATACTGCAGGCACACAAAGACTACAAGACGGCACTAAAATTATAGGTGCACTAAAAGCAAAAGAAGTTATTTTGATATGGACTGATAATGCATTGTACACAATGAAATTTATTGGTGCACCATTTACGTTTGCTGTTGAACAGGTTGGTACAAACTGTGGACTAATAGGACAGAATGCTGTTATTGAAATAGATGGAGCCGCGTTTTGGTTAAGTCCAAAAGGTTTTTTTCTTTACGATGGTACAGTAAAATCATTGCCTTGTACGGTTGAAGATTTTGTATTTGATAATTTTGATACAACAAAAGGTCAACAAGTATCTGCAGGATTAAATAATCTTTTTACAGAAATAACATGGTATTATCCATCAGCTACTTCAGACTATAATGATAAATATGTTGTATTTAATTTTGGAGAATCACCAGGAATACCAGGTGGTGTTTGGTACACAGGAACAGAAGCAAGAACATCATGGATGGATGCAACTATTTATCCAAATCCATACGCAACAAAATATGATGCTAATGCAAGTGGCACATTTCCTGCTATTATTGGAGAATCAGGTTTAGGTCAAACAACTTACTTTGAACATGAAGTTGGTACAGATCAAGTTAATCCAAATGGTACAACTACAACAGTAACATCATTAATTGAATCTTATGATATAGATTTACAATCACGACAAAGAGATGCAAAAGGTAAAGCTACAGGTCCACAAGTTGCAGGTGAGGTATTTCTTGCAGTCAGAAGATTTGTACCAGATTTTAAAACACTACAAGGTAATTCTAAAATAAGTCTTGATATAAAAAGATATCCACAACAAACATCTACAGTATCAACACATAGTCCTTTTACAGTAAATTCCAACACAACAAAAAAAGATACCAGAGCTAGAGGTAGATTTGTTAGTTTAAAAATAGAGAATATAAATGCAAGTGAGTCGTGGAGATTTGGTACATTTAGATTAGATATACAACC